TTAAAGAACCGCCGTTTTTAATAAACGCTTCTTGTTCAGCGTTTTTCATTTTTTGAATTTCTTGTTTTAATCCTTGTTCCCAATTTACACCGTCTGCTGGTCGAGCAAACGTCCGAGCCATTTCAATAGCTGGCCCCATTCGATCAACATACATTTTGCCGACGATGTTGTAGTCCGTTTCTATAAAGTCAGCGATCCCGTTGCCTAATGGCCCGTCTTTTAAAAGATACGAGTTTTGAATATCAAACACACGGCTGCGCCCAAACGTAGGGCGATGCGCTTCACGAAATTGAGCAAGCTGACTTGGCTCACCTTCTTGCAGTAAATCGTCTATAAATTTATCTGCTCTAGCTTCAATAGCTTTAGGATTAATACTAGCTTTTACTGTAGTCCATTGAGAATATCGTGGCGCTTTCCTGTAATCTTTTTGAGCTTTAGTTACTTGAGATTGAAGGCGTTTTTTTTGTTTTTTCCAAGCTGTGCTGCTGCCGCCCTTAGCTAAATGTCTGTTCAAAACATCTGTAGCCTGGTCTAATAATTCTTCTGCATCATCTTTCCCTAACACCCAAGTATCAATGTAAGGCTGCTGTTTCATGTGTGGCATTACAATTTGCCGCTTAAAAATTTCGCGGTTTTCTTCAATAGTTTTTGCTAAATAAACTCTAGAAAAATAAGGCTCGGCGGGGCCTGTTTTCATAGATTTTGTTAAATTTTTAAGTTCTTCAATTCGCAATAAATCATCGTTTAATTCGCCTAATCTTGCGGCGTATTCATCACTGTCTGATTTTTTAAGAATATCATCAATATCACGTTTTACTTGCGTTTCTACAGTATCAAGTGCGTCCATTCTTTTAGAAAGCAACCCGCCTTTTTCAGCAATAATTCCGTACTCTACAGCAGGAATTTTAAACTTGTTAAAAAATGACTTAACTTCCGTCGCCATTTCGTTGATTTCGGGAATACTGTGTTTTTGACCAGTAATTAATGCGCGTGATACTTCCGCTCTGAAATCACTAATACTTAAATCACCAGATACAAACGATTTGTTAAGATTAATCCCGCCCAATTCATTTTCTTCAAGCCCAAGATATTTGTTGTAAATACGATCTTCTGCTTGGATCATAGTATCAACTTCACCATTCCAAGTGTCGCGGCGTGAATAAACAGAAGGCCCAATACTTAAACCTGTTTTGTCAGACCCGCGTACAAAACCACCATCGGCAATAAGCAAATCAATTAAATCGCGAGTGCCAGAAGTTAAAGAATTTCTGTGGACCCGTTTGTAAGGACCGTCAGCAATACGCGCTAAAGCTTCAATTTTAGAGTTTTGCAAAATCTTGTTGTTTTTTTCACGGTATTTAAGCATTGCGGCATCTGCTTCTTCCGCTGCTTCTTTTACCCAACCAGCTTGAACTTCTCCGCGAACAGGAATGTCAGCTGTTTCACCCTTTGCTTTTTTTGCCATAGCCGCAGCGTTATGAATTGCCCATTCTGCTACTTCGTTAGGCGTAGCATCACCATGCAATTTAGCTTTGTGCCGCGCTAAAATACTAGCTTCATCAACCAGTATTTCTCCACCCATAAAAATAGCGCCAGATTTTTTTAAAATTGTTGCCATTTCTGGATTAAGTTCTTCCGGCTTTACAAAGCGCACATTTGCTTTTGTTTTTGTTCCAACATCTACTTTTGACGTATTTTTGCCAATACCTCTAGCTGTAGCAATTTCTTCTGTAAGTTCGTTTACAAGTCCAGTTCTTGCTTGTTTGCCGTAATACATTCCAAAGCCGCCGCCAAATAGCCCCACAGCAGCCGTACTAAGCCCTACACGCATAATGCTTTCTAAATCAGTATTGGCTGGGTCATATCTTGAACGAGCCGTTTCTAAGCCCACTTCTACGGGCGCAATTGCCATCATGCTTTTTGCGCCTGTTTTTGCAAAATTGCTAAACAAAGTTCCTGTTGCTTTTGCGCCAAATCCAATTGGAACCCCAAGAGTGATTAAAGTATCGGGATTAGTCATGCCGCCAAGAAATGCAGCAAACCCTTGGTCACTTACTGATCGTCTGCGATTTCGTTGAATTTCGTATTCAATATTACTTTTTAAAAAATTATAATGGTTTTGGTTTCTTGCCTGAGAAACATAACGCGCTTCTTGCAGAGATAAACCATCAGATTTGGCTGTGCCTAAAGCATCAAATGCTGGATTAAACTCATAACGTCTTCTGTTAATTTCGTATTTTGCTGCTGTATAAATGCCTGAGTCTGTCCATTCGTCTTCAAATGTTTGCATCCAACTGCGTGGTAATAACGGGCCACGACTTTTATCTGCCTGTCCTACAGTTTGATAATGAATGTCGTAACTGTGATCAGAATATTTAGCCCCAGCAAATTCTCCAGAACCTTGAGTGTAAGCGTCAAAATCTATGTCTTGTTTTACCCAAGGCGGCAATGAAGATGTAGGCTCTTGTCTTCTGTACGGTTTTTCTGTGTCTTCGCCGTAACCTAAAAAATCGCCTGTTCCAACATTAATTGGCGGCTCTCCTATAACATTTCTACTAGAAAACGTCGGTGTTTTGCCTGTTTCTAAAACGGACTGAAATTCGTTCGCTCCAACTTGTGCTTTATTTGTTGAAGTATCATCGTGATAACCTCGACCACGCGTTATTAAATGCTTTTTCTTTCTATGATATGTGTTTTGTAAAACTGGCAAAGCTGCCCATTCCATTGATAATTTGCTGCCAAATTCTTCGGTAGTTATACGCCCCGCTTTCCAATCATAGTAACCTCGACCATTTAACAAATGTAAATTTGCTTTGTCTTGAGTTTCGTTATTATACAAATCGTCTAAATTAATTACGCCTTTATTTACCAAACCAGACAAAGTTGTATAAACTATTTGCCCTGCGCCAGCTGCGCTAAATTGTCTGTCTTTAGGTAATTTTGTGCGATTTTCATTTTGCCAATACAAAACTTCCCGAACAGTCATTTCGGTCAAAGGTTTGTTAGGACGAAGTTCCGTCCCATGGTTCCACATATTATAGTCGCCTTCAGCTTCTATTTCGTAAATAAAATCTAAAAGGTTGCGTTGCTGAGCGTCCATTATTTTTTATCTTTTCTATTGTATTGCGACGCTCTGTTTGCACCAGTTTTATCTGGGCCAACGTATTCTTTAGCTAATTCTGACGCTTTTTCTTGCCCAGCAACATAACCGTCAATTCCCTTAAGCATAAATTCTCCTGTTCCTGTAACAAAAGTTTTTAATTCTTCTTGGGTTGTACCTTGAACAATGGGCAAATCTGGCGGGGCAATAGAGTCAAATAACGTTTTTAATTGTTTATCGTCTAAATCTATAAGTAAATCGGTTGCATATTCTTTAAATCGGGTAAATTGCTTATCTCTGTTATCACCTTGCCAATCTTTAGGATCAGACCATTCATCTACACCTTCAAAATATGTCATTGTTAAATCTTTAGTTGTTTTGTCAAAGCTATTAAAAACAGACAATCGTTCTCTGCTTTTTTCTAAAGCCTCGCCAGATACTAAAGTCATCATTCCATACAAATATGGGCCATATTTAGCTTTTAATTGGTTTTCTGTTTTATCTCGATCTAAAGCCGCCCATGATTGAACTTCTGACAAACCTGTTATTGCCATCCAATCTTCTCGTGGGTCGTAATCGTCAACTAATGTTTGGTTTATACCGCTTTCGTTTATCATTAAAATTCTATATTTTGGTTTGTCTCCTGTGCCTTCCAATTGCTCTAATGTGTAGTGAACGCCAGCTTCATACAAACGATCTTCTGCTTGTTCAAAACTTAAAGTTCCTTCTTCATTTTCAACTGCTTCACGAATACGTTTGTCTATAGCCAAATCAAAAGCTGTAGCTAAATAACGATTAGCACCAAGATTTATTCTGTTTGCAGTATCCCATTCTTCACTGCCAAAAAAATGTAAATTAAATCTTTCACCAATTAAATTTTCTGCGCCTTTAAAAATATTGCCAGCAACTTTGCGATCAAACGCAATTATAGAATTAATAAGGCCATTAGGTTCTGGATCAGGAAAATACTCTAAAGGGTTTTTACTGTCTGTTTTGACCATATAAGGATTTCGTTCCCAAACGCCCTCATAATGTTTTTTAGCAAGAGTAATTCCTTCTTCTACAATTGTAGCGTTATCAACAACATTACGATCTTGCAGCAAAGTGTTAGCTCTAAATAATTTTCCAAGCTTAATTTTGTTTGCATCCGTTATTGATGCTGCATCGTTTGTACCGCCAACCCCATGGTTTTTAATTAACCACTCGCCAACTTTTAAATCTATTTTTGTAGTATTTTGAAGATCAAGCGCACCTAATTTAAGGCCACTAAACCAACCCGCTTCCTCTCTTCCACTTTGAAGGAAATTAAAGTAAGTTTCATCAGCCCCTAATTCGGGATTAATTCTGCTTATTGCTTCTTGTACTTGGGTTAAATTACGCGCAAAATCTCCACCATCGCCATAAAGAGTGTCCATTAAGTCAAAAATAGCAAGCGTTTCCGCAGTCATAAAATCTTCGGTAAAATCTATTGCTGTGCCAACTTCGTTGGGTGCTTTTTGCAAATCTCGATAAAACAAAAATGCGTTTTTATAATCTTCGGGAGAACGTGTTGTGTTTAAACCTCTAAACACTTCTTCCACAACTTGAGGCAAAAACCCGCCCTGTTTAATGCGTGACGCAAGCATACTGCGTTTTTCATTAGATAAACCCGCAACTCCGGTCTCAGGATTAACTACATCTGGCGGTTGCAAAATGTGATCCCTTGTTAAAGGCATTTGCGAACCAGTTTCTAAACCAGTTAATTTAGCTATTTCGGGTGATACTTTGTCTAATTCAATATAAACACCCATTTGCGTATTTAGAAATTTTTGTAAATCTTTAGTTTTAGCCGCTTCACCGCGCTCGTATTTGCTAACCTCTAAACTTAAAACTTCCATTTTTTTAGCTTGCGTTTCACTAGCAGAAAGCTTCCCCGCCATTGCTTCAAGTTCTTTAGCAAACTGTATTCCTGCTATTTGATTGTATGTTTTTTCTCCTTGAAACGCAGGGTCATTAGACATTGGCCCCATAGATGACGGAAAAATAGCGCTCATTTGCCGAATAATTCCGTCAGAAATTCCCTGGTCTTTTGACCAAAAATCTAACGTAGGAAAATATTCAGCAAGTTTTCCAGCGTTTGCTTGAGGATTTCTTAAAGCAAATGCTATTGTTTTTAACTCAGTTGCAGATTTATCTAAAATATTAAAATCATGCTTAAAACGACCTATACTGCTTACATACATAATGTCGCGTACATATTTGGCCTGATCGTTAGCGTTTAATATGCTAAAATTTGTACTTGTAATATATTCCAACGCCGATGCTGTTGCGTTTCTAGCGCTGGTTGGGTCTTTACCAGCCCAATGCTGATTAATTTGTTGACTAAATCTATGAATATGATTTGGAATAGCTGCAATTTGTTCACGTTTTTGCCGTTGACCTTGCGCTATTCCAACAGCACCAGCAACTTCGCTTAATTCTTTATTCATTATTGACTGAAAAGCGCCGTGAAATTCTGGTGGTAAATCTGATCGTAAATTTAAAAGATAACCTGTTGCTTCTGTTGTAAACGCTTTTGTATCATCAGGATTATTGTTTCTTGCAATATCTACTTGGCGACGCATTTGAATGCCAAGCTCATTTACCATGCGATCCGCTATGCCAGCGTCATAAGTTTCTCTGGCAATGCGCCCCATATCTTCCTTAATGGCATCACTTGGTTCAATAGGTGCGCCTGTTTGTGGGTTAGTTAAAATTACTGTTTGTCGCACAACGTCTTTGGCGTAATTTTCTGCCTGTCCAGCTAACATGCGCCCCATTTGTATAGAGCTATTTATTACGTATTCAGCCTGACGTTCTAAAACCTGACCCATTGGGTTGTCAGGCATTCTTACAGGTTGAATAGAGCGCGTATCTCTTACTTCGATTGGTTTGCGAATTACGGGCATTAGTTAGTCCATCCTGTAAAGAAACTTTTAAAATTACCCCAGCTTTGTTTTACGCCATCAAGTTTTTGCTTACGCCAATCTTTAGGGTCCATTTTTTTACTATCGTCTTTGTAATAGGTGTCTGAGTACGTTTTTGCGCCATCAACTAAAGTATTTACTGCGCCTAAAGTGCCATTTAATTTATGTGCTGCTGCTTCCATTTGACCGCCCAGCAACGCCATTGCGCCTTGATTTCTGTAATTTAATTTTTCAACTTCAGTATTTGCAGAAATGCGTCCTGTTGCTTTTTTTACGTCTTTTTTCATGCCTTTGCTAATTGAGTCAAAAGAAGCAATGTCTAAACCAGAAAACATTGCTGCTGCTGTATTGGCTTCAATTTGATTTGCTGTAGAAGACCATATATCGCCGTAAGCTTCGTATTTACGAGCGTCAGCCAAAACGCCCATAGCATCCATTTGAGCTTTTTCAAAATTAGCTTTGGTCATTGCGTTTTGAGCGTTTATTTTGCCCGTCATATATTGACCATAAGCACCTACAGCTGCGTTGCCCATCATCATCCCAGATTGTGCTTGTGAGTTGCTTTCACACATTATTTGTCCTCACACATATACATTGAGAACAGCCCCACGCATGACTAATCGCCCTGCTGTGTTGCCCTCTATTTTTAAAGTAGGATCGCGGCCCCAAAGACCGATGTAATATTCCCGCCAATCATCCACTGGAATAACAGCCAAATCATCGGCTATGTCCAATCCGGTCAGAACATCGACGCCTTGTATTGTTCCTGTCGCTGCTTTTTCCCAGCTTATAGTTGCTGAGACTAAGCGCTGCTGTTGACCAATGCGCGTACCTGTTTGAATACCAGCAACCGGAGCATGAAATTCTACGTTCCAACTCATAGGATCACCAATGGTTACGCTAGTTACATCTGCTTCAATCGCACACCCGCCAGTAGACGTAACATTTATATTTGGATGTATATAATAACCAGAATACGCTTGTTGTGCTCTGCTTACTATGTGGGTTGACGTAACATTTGTAACGCCGCTACTTCCCCCAGTTGTAGTAAAACTTTCAGAAAAATCTGTTGTAATGTAATTCTCGTTTTCAGTATCAAACTTAAGAATTACATATTCATCAGCACCCGACGATGTTCCGTTTGCGTCTAAATTAACTTGCCTTTTGCCCACTGCAAACAAGCGCGTTCCTAACGAAGCAACAGAAGTAAAACTGCCGTGATCCAAAGTCCACCGCATCCAACCAAAGCTATCATCAGCACGACTAGAGTGTAAAACCAGCATTGCACCGTCTGTTTGGTTTGCAAAGAGCATGTAAGGAGTGGTGATAAGTGCGGAAGCTCCATCAAAAACTGCTGCATCTTTTGGTTCCTTTATCCAATCTGGAACAACAATTGAGGCTGGCAATGACGAGTATTCTGTAATGCGTGTGTCGCTTGCAAACTCACGAATAACTAGCCCGTTAAAATCAACGTAAAATACACCGCCATCAAACTTGTGTGGCTGAGTGTAAGACGCGCCGTGTTCTGTAGCGGAAACAATACGAACCGAGCCTTGAGAGATAGCTTCGGTTGTAGAGCCAGGAACATAAATTTCGTCGCTGTCTGTAAAAAACATCAAGTCATATGCTGCAACAACGTGCCTAATCCTAGATTGTTGCCCAATTCCGTATAAAGCTATTGCCTCTGCTACTTGGCCTGTGCCGAGATCAAAGTTTCTAAATTGACCGAATTGCGATCCCCAAGCTGCATTTGACAAAGAGTTTGTACCCGCCATCCACAGTCTTCGTTCATGCACCGCGCATGTTGTAGGCCAGCCTCTTGCTGTAGAAAACGCTGGTTCTTTTATGCCTTTGGTTCCTGACAGCACAAAACACATAACGCCTGTGCCGCCAGCCAGCACATCGTTCGTTGCGTTTGCTCCTGTCCCTTGAATTTCAAACGTGTCCAGATTTAACACTCGCGTAATTGTGTAAAATCCAGTACCGCCCGATCCAGACGTAGAAAATGATGTTGTTCCCGCTGCTAACGGCGAAGTATTTAAAGTGTCTTTGGCAATATCATTTGCAGACAATCCTGCAAAAAATACTTTATCGCCTACACTAAGCCCATGGTTGAAAAACGAAACCTCGACCAGCGTTGAGTCTTTTTTGAGATAAAAAGGATCAGTATCCATTCTTTTTACCACGTCACTTTTAACTGTAACTCGCGCTTCTCTAGGTCCAATAATCGACGTTATTTCATACTCGCCATCTAACAATCTCATGCGCGTATTTGCGTGATTTGACGTAAACAAATCTTCGTTAGATGTAATTGTGCCTGTGCCGTTTGCTAAATCTGCCGCTGGAACGTTTGGAAATGTGCTGCTGTTAATTTGCTGCACAGAAGACAAATAATTTTGATAACCTGTAGAAGCTCCCGCTGCCGTCCAAATATTTGCAGTAATTTCTAGCGTATCACTGGCAAATTGATAAAACGGCGCTTGCAAATTCCCAGTTTGGAGATCAGTTCCAAATTCAAAATTTTCAATAGTAAATGATCCTGCTGCAACACGTTTTATTATCTTTGTTTGAAACGAAGCGTCAGCAATAATTAAACTATCGCCTTCTGAAGCCACAGACAAAAAATCAACATTGGCATCGGTTAGCCAACTTTGAAATGTAAGTCTTGCTGTAGAAATATTTATTGTTAATGCGTCAGTGCTAACGTCATATGTATATAATTCTACTCTGGCAGCTGATCCAGTTACAGATGGCTGAAATACAATTAAATATTGTTCCGCATCTGAATAATACCAAGGCTCAATTCTTATATGATTACTGGCATAAATTTCTTTTAAATATTTAGTTCCCCATCTGCGCCCCAATCGACCATCGCCCAAAACCATCATGTTATTAGCTTCACGCACAGAAGACGTATAGGCTTGCGCGTCTTGCCTTATTCTAAGACCTGACCCTGTTCTGCCTTTGCGGAAATCTGCCCGAAAATCTGTTAATGTTGGCATCAGGTATTCCTGTGAGTACGGCGATTTCTTACAAACATTTTAGTATCTAATCGCGGCGAGGTTCTGCCCTGCGCGTCACGCGATCTTGCTTTAATCATCATAGTTTCGCCCTGCTGGGCTAAAAATGCTGCGGTTTCTTTATCTTGGGTAATGGGCATGCAAATAGCTGCCGCAAGCGAAAGAACGTAAGCTCTGCGAAAATATCCAGGCCATCCTTCTGCGCTAACTGTGTTTGTGTATTCAACGCTAACAGTGTCAGTTGAATTGGCATCTACATTAACAGCAATTTTATTTCCAAATCTGTCAAACTCAACAATATAGCTACCTACATAAACGGTTTGAATAGCAATTGCGCTCGTAGGCAATTGATATAATCCCGTCCACGGAACAGGTGGTGTTTCAGATAATCTGGCAAGATTGGCTCTGTCTCTAGCAAATCGCCAAGGATAAGCCGACAATTCATCTTCAAGAATGTCAGAATACAATCTGTTAATAGTTTTTGCAGGAAGTGTTTGCTCATTAAATGATCCGATAAACGGAACACCTAATTGCGCTAATGCTGCGTTAGCCACTTTTAAAGATGAATTTGAAACTGATAGCGGTGTAACGGTCATTTCAAATCCTTTTTGTAGGCAAGAGAGGCGGGGGGGAGGAAACCCGCCTC